ATCGGGGGTGGATGCGCTGACGACCGCGGCGTGAGTAACCGACTATCGGCGTCTCACTTGACTACCTGAAGATTGTATCAGACCATCTGGTCACTGTCAAGTAGTTTTTTATCAATTTACCGGCGCAAATTTGGCACTGGCGCGGCGCATTGGACTTAATCGCCCGTTGCATCATCTATTATACCCAAAAACAAAAAACCCCGCAAGCAAAAACTTGCGGGGTCCAAAAATATTTTCCGTGGTAGTGTCAGCGGTGTCAGCGGTGTCAGTCGTCTACCCCTTCAACAACGACGCGAGGGACGGCGACGAGGGTGCGGACGGGACGCCCATGACCAACCCACTGCGATACTGCAAGTAGGCGTTCGTCATCTGGTCAGGCAGCGGGCGCGTATATACGACATGCGCGTCGTCGAGATGAATGCTGCTGCGGTCCTCGGGGCTGTCCCACGGGTGCAGCGGCATGATGCCGATACGCATCGCCTGCGCCGCTTGGTCAATCTGAATCTGCGGCATCGCCGGTTGGTGGACTTCATACCCACCGGGGGTGCGTTTGACTTCGCCGATAATATCCTGACCCGTGCTCAGGTGCAATAACAAATACGGTGTGTCGTTCATGATATCCTCGATGCGTTACTTACGACGAGGCTTGCGTGTTCGGGGTGTCTTTTCCGTCTTCGCGGTCTTCGCGGTCTTCGGTGTCCGCGTCCGTCGCGGCTTCTTCAGCGCCGCACTGAACGGCGAGTCACTCGACATGTCGGTGTCCCCGTCCCACGCGGTTGGGTTCTCCCACACGTCAGGACCGTAGCTGCCGTATCCGTTGAGGTCACGCTCATCCAGCGCAATGTTGGAGTCCTGTTTCTCCCGCACGACGGTGTTCCACTCACGGACCATCTCTCGCCACGCGTCGCCCCATGTGGCGGACGGGTTCAGCGCCTGCGTCACTCGATACGATGTCACAAACGCTGCGTATCCATAGACCGCGAATGACAACACGACAGAGACAACGAGCGCGATTCCAACTGCGATAATATATTCGACCATGTGTAGCTCCTAAGCAATAAACAACGCATACTCCGCGCGTCTGCGACGGAGCAATCCATTTGAGGTTTGAAGGACGCCTTTTGTACGAATCTTACACCACCGGGTGAATAGCGATTCGTCAATCGGCGTGTCGTTCACGAGTGCTCTCCGCAGGGACGACCCACGAAACGCCCCAAGACCAAGATTATAACAAAATGATACCAACGCGTCAAGTTCATTTTGCGTTAAATCGCGCGGAACCAGATCATCCAACGCCTCGCAGATCGCCGCGGCATCGTCGATCATGTAGCGGACGGCCTCGTCACGCGTAATGGTTTGTCCCGGGAGCACCGGTCGTCCGTTGATGCGTGTGGTGCCGTATCCAATCGTCCAGACACCAGCAGAGCACTGATACGCATCGAGACGAAGACCTTCAAACTCCTGAATTAAGTCAATACCGCCGACACCGAGATGATAGTTTCGTGGAGACATACAACCCCCGTCGTGTTTAGGTGCCCGTTGAACCAAACCCACCCACCCGCGTCGAATCAGCGTTCGGCAATAACTCTGCGGAATCCAGCTCGACAAAGAGCGGATATGCACGAGCCGCGAATTCAATCGGCACCGGTGGCACATACAGTAACTGCGCGATACGCATGCCGTGTGTCACCACGAACGGTGGCGTGCCAGGGGGTGCAAGATAGGTCAGCAGCACGCCGATCTCGTCGCGATAATCGCTATCAATAATACCGGGGGCGTTGACGACCTGCACGCCTTTCGCGGCGAGTCCGCTGCGACTACACACCTGAAACATCGCGTCTCGCGGGAGCGCACATTGTAAGCCGGTGCCGATGCGATGCACGGTAAGCGGGTGAATCTCCACCGGTCCGAAGGGACAGCACGCGGTAATATCATACCCCGAAGAGTAGCGTGTCGCGCGCGTGGGGAGGGGCACCGTTACCGGCGCGCCGTCCACCCCACAATAGCGCATGCGATAAAATAACACATCAGTCCGATACAGTTCATCATATTCATACGACATGCACTACCCCACTTTACGCTTTCCAATCTCATACTTCGCGGTTAATGTCCATTCTGACTTTTCACGAAACGGAAGAATCGTCACCTGATTCGCGAGTGCGACGGGTGCTGCGCTTCGTGCGGGGTCGACCAGTTCAATCAAGCCCCACTCCGCAAGCAGATTCGCGATCGTGTTGCGTCGAGCACGATCGGCGTCTTCGAAGTTCGTGCGCGAGACCTTCCCGTCCAGCAGGAAGAGTTCCTTGAAGTGAACGATGTAATACTTGCCCTGCTTGTGGAGAACGTGACAGGACTGATACAGAATCTTATCTTTGCGGGAGGCAATACCGATACGGGTCAGCGTCTCTTTCACCTTCAAGAAATTCTCGGGTGACGTGAGTCGGACCTCGATGCACTCGCGGATAATCTCCGCAACATGCTGCGGCATCACATACGTTGATGCGTCTTCGTGCATACACACACCTCATCGTGACGACATCCCGCCTTTATATATGCGGGTTCGCATCGTCATAAGTTGGTCTGATGAATGCAACGACACCAATGATGCGGCATGTCGGAGGGAACAGCCATAATATTCTGCCACCACCCGAGCGTCATCAGACACGGAGTTTTTGTGCCACGAACTATAGCGTTTTCGTGGTCGCAGAGTATTTAGGTAAAAGTAAACTGCAAGGTTTTTCTGAAGATGTGGGCGCTCGTTCATGACGTTCGCCGCGAGCAGCGAGTCCGCATGATAGGAAAACGCACGATTGACGACGAACGGGACGTATTCCTTCTCCCATGTCGGATCGTCAAGGAACGACGCATCTTTGGTATGCGAGACCGCATCCACGAATTGAAAGAGCCGAGACTTCGGTTTCGACATTGCCTACCCCTTCCACCGGGTGCCGGACATGAGTTCCGTGAGACACGCGAGATGGTTCAAACACGCGTCTGCCGCAAACGCGGCACGATAGGAGTAGTCCGCGATCAGCACAATCGCCTCGGGTAACGACTCCGGCGCACAGCGTTCCGGTAGCGTATCACTCATCGTGCGATAGAACGCCGAGGAGGACATATCGTCATGCTCGGACATCCACTTGCGGAGCTTCGTGAAGTCCTTCGATTTTAGAATACTGTACAGGACGTCGATGTCCTTTGCGGACACCTGCGCGCAAATTTCACGGGACAGAGTGCCTGAGAGACTGAACCGCTGAAGTTCGTTCAGCATCCGCCGCATATCGGGGAAATGGAGTTTCACCACTTCTGCGAGGAGTGCTTTGTCGAACGTGACCTGTTCCTGTGTGAGAATCTGCGACAGACGCATGAACATCCGCTGCATGACCTTTGGGCGTTCCGACTTCGTGATTTTGAAATCGACCATCGAGCAGCGAGACTGGAGCGGTGCAATAATGCGGTTTGGATGGTTGCAGGTCAGGACGAAGACTGTGGAACCCACAAATTCCTCGATGAAGCCGCGCAGCGCGGGCTGCACCGCAGGCGTCAGATAGTCCGCTTCGTCGAGGATAATCATTTTCCGCTTGCCCTCGAACGACATCGCGGAGGCAAAGTCGGCGAGTTTCGTGCGGAGGACGTCAATGCCATTGTCATTGGACGCATTGATGAGCAACACATCCATGTCGAGCTGTCGCGCAATCGCCCGCGCGACGGTGGTTTTCCCGACACCTGCACCACCCGCAAACAAAAGGTTTGGGAGATCCCCCGTGTCAAGAATCCCGCGCAAGGTGGACGCGACGATGTCAGGGAGAATACAGTCTTCAATCGTCTGCGGTCGATATCGTTCTGTCCATACAAAAAAATCACGGCTACTCATCATCGGACTCCATCATAATAACGACTGCAAAAATAAATGGTACGCCCGGCTGGGATCGAACCAGCGACAAACAGCTTAAAAGGCTGCGGCTCTACCACTGAGCTACGGGCGTATGTGTGAAATGGTTGGGGCGACTGGATTCGAACCAGCGACTCCCTGCGCCCAAGGCAGGTGCGCTACCAGGCTGCGCTACGCCCCAATACACGCATTACGTCTCGCGTAGAATTAACGTATCGTTCTTCCGCACGACGACACCTTCTGCACGAAAGTACGCACGGGGTTGTCGCGCACGAGGACCACAATAAACGGATTGCATCGGGACGCGAATATCAACGTGTGCAGCACGATGCCATACGCGACCTTCACGGACAGCCCACACCGCTCCATCCGTTGCGTGATTGTCAAAACATACCCATAAGACAGCCATAGATATTCGCCATATACATCATATTAGAGTGATCGTGTTGCGGTCATGACAAACCGCAACACGACCAGACACAAACCCACGCCGACAAGTAGTCCGAGAACAAATGCGCCGAGGGTGTAGGAGCACATGATTAGTTCTTCGCCGGCACGACAGCGACAAAGTACGACACCGGTTCCGTCTGATGCGCGAAGTGGAGATAGTTCCACGGACCCACGGACACGGTGTACCCGCCGTCCATGAGCAACTGGAAGTGTTCGAACCGAATCGAGATACTCTTCTTCGCATCCGAGGACAGCGACAGGATATCCGTCGCCTGCACGGGATAGGAATACGACCGCGTCGCGGGGTTCTTGTCGTCGTACGGCTTCACCACCACGGACTTCGTGTCCCCGTCTGCATCGAGGCGCACGACGGGAAGATTGTTGATCGACGCGAACTTCTTGATTTCCCCCACCGCGGCGTCAGGGAGGGTGAACACGGCCACTGGATTGGACAGGTCAAACTCCTTCTCCGGCACCGCAGGAATCACCGACGCATCCGAATAGGGATACTCGACGTGCGATGGACTATTCGCACCGCGAATCACGAACTGCGTGTCCTCGAACGTCAGTGTCGGCGACTGATACGCAGAGAGATTCGCCAACAGCTCCGGCAACGCATACACCGGTGTTGTCTGCGGCCATGCGTCCTTGAACTCAGCAATCGCCATGACGGACCTAGTGCCCGACACGGTGCGCTGCGAACGTCCAGCTTTCAGTACGACGCTTGAAGAAATTCCGGAAAAGTTTTTGAGAATCTTGGTCGTCGAATCAGTCATGGGAAAGGTATTCATCAGTTTGCTCCTCATAGGTGTCATTATCGATAGCATCACAATAAGCAATCCACCACTTACACCACGCATGGTGCAACTGGTCATCCGGTACCGTATCATCATACGGTGCATTACAGTGCCGACAGTTTCCATACACGAGCGTTCCGCGCTCTTCCCATGAATGCCATGGTTCGTGTGTCAGGTCAACTGGCGGCTCATACTTAAACATACGCATTCACCTCGTTCTGTTCATTATACATCACAAACGCCGTCGCATCACCAATTTTTTCGTGCGATGCATCACAATACACGGATCGATACCAGTGTGTGCAGTTATTCGCGGGGTCGATAGCGTAGCGCCATTCAAACGCGGTGGATGCGTCGGCGGTGTCGGACACATAGAGCGTCGTCTCTCCCCACGGCAACTGCCACCGCGCAGGATTGTGCGCGACCGTCAACGCGTGGTGTGTCACACGTTCCAGCGAATCGCGTGTGCCAGTATTCAACAGCACGACATGAATCTGGTCGGCCCCTTCCGTCAGGAAGGAATACTCACTACTATGCAGAGTGGGATGCTGTGTCAGCGCCGCAAACATGTCGGTCCGAAGTTTGGGTGCACGGGTCGCGGCCGCACGTGGAAACACCGGCTCCAGTACTGCGGTCGGGCGATAGACCCACAGCACGACGCCGTCATGCGCGACCACCCACTGCATCTCATTCTTGAATCGCATATCCGTGATGACATGCACGGCGTCCGAACGCAACCGTGCGTCAAGCGCCGCAAGCCAGATGTCGGCATGAAAATGCCGACGAAAGACATCGGTGCCCACTTCTTGAAGAATTTGTCGTGGTGTCACCGAACGACCCAAGCGCAGCGACCAGACGGGATCGACCTGTTCTCGCCACGTGCGCGACGCGTCGGTATCCCCATTGAGCAACCAGCGGTCCCACTGGAAGATTGCGGCGACCGCGTCCTTCAACGCATCGGCAAACGCCAACGGGATGACGGGGGTGTCGGTGACTGCGATCGTGCGATGCACATAATCCGCGGCGGTATTCTTTCCTGAGCCGGCGAATCCGCAAAACGCGATCATCGGAAGCGATGGTGTCATCGCTTGAGCACCTCGACCCCCTGCTTTGCAGCGGGTGTCGCCCCGCCGGCATTCGACTGAGCATGGGTGAGTGCCGCGAGAGAGTCCAGCGACCCCCCGAAGATGTACGTGCCGCTGTGCTTGAGCTTCATCCACGGACAGAGATGAATCGGAATGCCGATCTTCCGCGCCCACTGACAGAACATGTAGTCCTCGGAGAGATACCGCTTGCTGTCGGGATCAATCAACGCTTGGAAGTACATGTGAATCTCGCGCGACCCGTCGAACGCCTTCGTGCGGTTATGGTCGGGGCGATACGAGAGATCCGGATACGCTTCCGCAAACTGCTCAAACGTATCCCGACGCACCATCATGAAGCCGGTGCCGATTTCCAGCACTTCCACGGGTTCGACCATCGAGATGCGTTCCGTGCCCGGTGCGACGTTGAACACATAATCGCCCGAGAACAGTTCAAGCTGCTGCGGGTTGGACTCCACCAGACCGAGACGCATCGCGTCGTAGATACGCTCCCACGCAATCGACTTCTTGGGATACGCGGCACCGACAATGTGCTTGTCGAGCGCCAACAATGCAAGGACGTCCATCGGGTTGAAGTCGATGTCGGAGTCGATGAACATCAGGTGCGTCGCCGAGCTTCGCATGAACTCATCGACCAGATAGTTCCGGGCGCGAGTAATGAGCGACTCGTTGAAGAGATACATGAATTGGACGTTGACACCATACTTCATGCAGACGGTGTTCAGGTCAATGCACGCTTTCGCGTACGACCCCATACACTGACCCCCATACATCGGCGTCGCGACCATCAGCGAACGCTGTCGAAGATCCTCGATCGGAATTTCCATTTTATAGCTCATTCGGCACATCCTCAAAAAAATATGTTGGAAGTATTGTATCACACGTTAGTGTGTGAAAGGAGAAAAAACAAGCGACTCCGAGGACCGGAGTCGCCAAAGAGGGGGGGACGCAAAGATGTACGAGAGCCGACACAACACGCGTAAGGCGGGAATGGACGCATCTTGTATCACCGTCGAACATATTTTTATTTAGACACAGCACCGATGACGTACTCGGACCACAGCAGCGCACACTGTGCGCCGAGCAGACCGCCGAGAATATAACAGCCGCGCTCCAGATGTGTCGTGGCCGACGCGACACGTTTGATGGACGAGAACGCGATCGCTGCAAGGAGGACGTCGGTAATCGCGGTCATAAAATAGTCCAGACTCGCGACGGCGCGCATGTTGAGCGTCACGATGAAGTAGGCACCAAATTGAAGCGCCCCGATCGCACACGCGTGACGGAGTGATGGGGGTGATGGGGGTGAATCGTTGGATGTGGTCATATAATGATATATATAGCACTGCCGCGGGAGATGCATCTCCTGCGGCAGCCGTCCGTTCCTAGAGCACCCGACACCTCACGTGTCAATGCGTTCTATATACGAGTGACACCTTCCACGAACAAGTTTCCTGTCACACGATCTCTGTCGGTGGGGGTTATACCCGCTCGACACACCGTGCGCACGTTGGAGACTGCAACATACGAACGATGCTGTAACGGCGTCTA